GGCAGGGGGTTGAAGGTTCTGTTTCATGCCACAAAGATAGTGCTTTTAACTAATTCCCCCAAGTTTTCAAACTGAGCCCTCCTTTTTATTGAACCCGAACGCCTTCACTTTCGGTTTAAACCAAAGGTAAACCGCCCCATTCGGAGAATAAAAAAAGGAGCTACATTTTACTGTAACTCCTTGATTCTCATCAGTCGGGGTAGCGGGATTCGAACCCACGACCCCCTGCTCCCAAAGCAGATTTCATTTTACCGATTAATAGGCTAAAAATAAACAAGTTATAACTAATAATTCTGATGGAAAGGATAAGTTTTTGAACATTATTGCTTAAACATATCCCCCCTTCCGGTTAATATCCAATCAGCAGAAACGCCATAATCAAGAACAAGATATGCTATCCATTCAGGTTTTAAAACTCTTGTTTCAGGTTGATTTTTTACGTTGTTTATATTCCAATAATTTATATTATGGGATTGGGTATACGTAAAAAGCCCCCGCATACGTTTCTGCGCCTTTAGTAAACTTATTGTTTCAAAGAAACGTTTGGTTATTTCAACTCCTTCTTGTGATATATTCATTATTCGCTTATTTTATATTTTCCACAAAGATAAATAAAATAATAAATAAAGCAAGTAATAAACATTCGGTAACTTTATGTATTTTGAGGTATAATAAAAGCCCCGGGGAAATACCGGGGCAAACTTTTGTTATGAGATTTGGCTTCTACTCCAAAAACACGAAGCAAAGATAGAAAAACATATAATTCATAAGTTATCTTTTAACAGAAATATTATCAAAATAAAACCGTCCCTACTTATCACAAGCCGGAACGGTTCAGATTAGTTACGTTTTGACAGTCTACTTCACGTTTTATTAAACAAAACACCAACGGATTTGTTTAAGAGAATTTGCTTTTTAATGAAAATATTTGTTGCCACATTATTACGTATTGCAAAAAAAGAGGGATATCGGCATTACGACACCCCTCCAAAACTTTTATTATGAGATTGGCTTCTACTCCAAAATCACAGGGCAAAGATACACAAAATTCTATTTTTGCCTGCCGAATATATAATTCTATTTGAAAATTGTATTTTTTGCTATATAAATTTCGATAAAAATTGTATTTCGAGAAATTTCCCCCGACTCATCACGATCCAGAGCAGCCCAATTTATAAATTTAAAGTCTTATGATGAAGCTTGCCTGTTGCGCCAATGTTTTCGTACCACCAACATGACAACAAGCAAAACGGTTACACAAACACAGGCAAAACCTATTTGTTTAAGCAGCGTGGATTCTTTTTTCTCCTTTACCCCTTCAGTCTTGGTTTCCTCATGTTTGGTGGAAGTGGTTTCCTTGTCAGCTTTCACCTCCGTACTGTCTTCGGTTGCAGTTTCCTTCTTTTTATTCTTGTTAAAATCACCTTCTACGTGTCCGTCAGCCAGTAACGGAGGTTCCCCGGTCAGGCGGTCAGGTGGTTTTCTTGTATCATAGATACGGAAATCAATCACATAGCTGCCATTAGTGGTTATCAACTCTCTTAAAGAAGTTGTAGAACAATGTACGATGTTGACCGATTCACGTGTACTATCCTTCAGTATAATCTCTGTGTCGGATTTGACAGCCTTATGCGAGCTGCCACATGATAGCAGCAGGAACAGACAACACATAAAGGAAACCGGCAATATATGCCGGCTTACCAAGTTCATAACCCTAACCAACATAAGAGATATCATTTATACGGTTCATCCACCCTCTCTTGAATTTGTTGTTCGCAGGACGCTTGCGGCATATATCCTCAATGAAGTCAAACCGTGCAATCTTAATCATGTCGAACAACTCACGCGGGTTCTTGGCATTTACCGAAGCAATGGTCTTGGGACCTACAATGCCATCCTCCGTAACACCAAGCAGGCGTTGAGGAATCTTAATGCCATGAACACCGGATGCCCACACCCAGTCCACAAGAATATTTGCTACAGACTGATTCTGTATCAAATCAGCCTTCCATCTGTCCCAGTACATGGTTTTCAAGATTTCCGTCCATTCCTCTTTCGTGAGATTTTTCAATCTTTCAACTGTAGGCTTGGAATATCCTTTCTTTCGGCAATATGCCTCATAGGTTCCGATAGTCACGCCCATATTGGTAGCCCCTCCCAAATCGTCAGGGTCATTTACAAAACCGCCTTCCCACTTTAGGATAAACGGTGCAAGTTTTCTTACGTCAGCCATTCTTCTTTTCCTCCTTCTTTGATTCAAATAATATTTGTGCAGCCAATTTTGCAATATCTTCCTTGTTTTCAATTATCACACTCATTGTCTTCTCTGCTTTCCTCAATTCCGCCTTTTCCCATGATTTTTCTCTAACCGATATAAATTCGCAAAAGATGCAGTAGCCGGTCCAAATCATTGAGAATGCAGGAAATGGGATGACAACACAGCATAGCAGGTCTATGAAGCATAATTGGATAAATGGGGTAAAGTATTTTTTTGCCTTAACTGCCGTTTTTTTATAACCTGTCGACCTTCTCGCTTCACCTCTCTGACGGGCTTTCATAACTCCCGTCACAAGGTCAACGAACATAGCGCCAATAGTAGCGGCGACACATAAGGCAATCAACACGATGTGTATCATCATGTGCTGCTGGATAAAATTGTAAATAACATCTTTCATTTTGTCTGTTTTTAAGATTAATACTATATTTGCATGTGTTTTTCATAGTCAACAGACCTGGCGAGGTCGTTGCATAAGTTTTTCCCTGCTGCCTGCGAAGGCATGCAGGGATTTTTTACATTACAAACCTGCAATCAATATGGATGCATAAGTAGCTGACAACGCGGCTATCTCAATCCAAAACATCGGCTTGGTACGCAGGAAATCCGTTATGATGCTGTCCGATACGTGGCGGGGCATCATCGCCAACGTATAAATAATGTAGGCAAGCCATACCGTCAGGCACCACGGGCAATTACAGGCAACCCACAGCTGAGAGCCTGCGATACACAAGATAGCCCAGGCGGTATGCACCTTCCCTTCAAACTCATCCTTGAAGTTGGGGGCTGCACCAACCATCAGCATACCTATGCAGGACAAGAACGCCAAAAACTCGGTATCCGGTTTACTCACTTCCAAGATGGCAGGCATCAGCAGCCCGGCGGTAAGCCACGTCGTTACCATAAACCAATGCTTGTGTTCCAACTTATAGAACGTGGCACTGATGGAAGCAGGAACGCCCCCTTGTTTGACACATACCGCTGCCGTATAAGCAGCTATCACCAACATTGATAAAATCACTAACCAAACCATAACTTTTTATTTTTAAAGATTAAACACTAATTGTTCTGGATAACCCGCTGAATAGTCGAAGGACTTCACTTCCTCTGCTGTTTCCATTTGTTCGACCTGCGCCGCATGTTCGGCAGTTACATTATAGCATTGCAGGGCATACAGCTCCAACGCTGCAAGCATCTGCAATGCGGTATCTACCGGAATAGTGTACTTCACTCCACCAAACCAAAGGTTGGTTTCCGGCTTTCCGGCATCTTTTTCTATGCCAATTGAATTGACCAGTCCGACACGGGTTGCTTTGTCCAGCCAAATACGATTACCAGCGAGCATGAACGAATTGACGCTCTCCGACCGGTCATAAGCAGCGATCTTGTTTAACATGAACTCTTTGAATACAGACGTTTCATTACCGCCTGCAAACCCAAGAGCTTCAAATATAGTTTCCAATTCTTGGGTGGTCATTTCCTCGTTCAATCCATATCCGTTTATTCGTTTCACAAACTCATCGGCCGTCAGGTGTCCTGTCATTGTCGCCGTGTATGCTTCGTATCCGCCTTCAACCTCCCGGATACCAAAATTCACAGTGGTGTAGATTTGATCCACCACTTTGTCAACCACCACTACCGATGGCTTCTCTTCATACTTTTTCTTTTCCATGATTGCGTTAATTTGGTAATACATAATTCAACTCTTTATACATTTTCCTATACCTCTTCCTGATACATACCTTTTCAAAATGACCTGATATGTAAAAGTATTTATAGAATCCGCTCCCGAAGAGCGATAATATCCATTTCCTGTGGCGGTAGGTCTTAAGCCTTTTGCAGAACCCAAGATAGCTATTCAGGACCGATTGGATGCGGGCGCAATCATTGGCGGTCAGCTCGGTTGTTTCAATCATCCGGTTAAAGCCTGTGGCACGTTCCTTGAACCTTGCCAATGTGCGGTTGCTCAAATAACATCTTCCGGGCTTGATATACACGCCTACGAATAAAACCCCGTGCGACACAGGTTGCAGGTACCGCTTGTCCTTATGCAGCTTCAACAGCAATTTCCCGCCAAGAAATGCTTCAAGTTCCGGTATCACCCCCTGCAATGCTTTCAGGTCGTCGCATACCAACAGGAAATCGTCCACGAACCTCACATAATGGGAGTTCAACCGACGTGTCTTCCATATTACATAACTGTCAAAGAAGGACATGAGGAAATTGGCAAACAACTGCGTGGTCAGATTGCCTATCGGACCGCCTTTGCCCTCCCCGTTGCGAAGCAGGGATTTGTTTTCGGGCAACTGCCTCCACAAGGTCGTATCACCGTTGAACACGCAATCCTTTTCCGGGCTGTGCAATACAACCGCCCGTATCACCCTTAAAAGGATTTCCTTGTACCCGCCATGGTATTTCCTTTTCGTGAAGCGCAGCAGCATGCCAAGCTGCAACACCCGGTCTATCGACATGAAGAACGAAACCAAATCGCCTTTGAACACCCATGCCGGTCTGCGGTAGCCGCAGGAAACAGCCTCCATGCCTTGCACAGCACTTAATACGGCTGTCCTGGTACCGTAACCCTTACGGCAGTTATGTGACACGTTCCCCTGCGATTCGAACCGCTCTTCAAACAAAGGTTCAAGCCGCAGGCATATCCAATGGTGCACGATACGGTCACGGAAATTGGCAGCAAACACTTCCCTCAGTTTCGGGTATTTCACAAGGAAACAGGTGGATGTGGATGGCTTATATACACCTGTCCACATCTCTATCGCCAAACAAACAATATCCTCTTCGGCTATCTGCATATACTCGACTGCTTGCTTGGAGCTCATTTTCCCACGTAAGCAATCCTTATAAGCCTCGATAACCCCGTCCAAGAAACATTCGAAATCCTTTCCGTATGCTGCCACCGCCCGCGCCCTACCACCGTAGTACTTGTTGTTGTTGTTCGTGTTGCCACTGGAGAAGTTCACATACCAACTGTTGTTGCGGCTGTTCTCGGTACTGGACCAATACCACGAGGCGGAGACTTCTTGCGTATTTGTATCTTCGTTACTATGGCTTGCCACCATAGTAATACGCCCATTCAGAGGATTTCGCCGTACACTATTCATACCTTCTCAGTATTAAAACCCTGACGGCTTGTGAAATCGCGCCATGCTGTCAACTGCGCAATCAATTTATCAGATTCGCTGCGGAGTTTGTTGCACCTATCTTTCGACAAGACACCGACACGCTCCAAAATCACAAAATAATTTCGGATAACAAACAGCAAAGACATTGCATTGCTGATGTACCAGCTCCGTTCTTCCCCTCTCGATTCATTGGCAAGGGCAACCGATTTACCGACTTCCGACATATCGGAAATCATCAAATCGGTATACCGGCTCAGTTTTCGAGGGCAAGCCATCATGATTTGCGCTATCGAAAACATCAGATTGCTTGCCGCACGAAAGGCAGGAAGCTGGGCGGTCCCCCGTTTCTGTTTCTCTTTCGCGGCGTTGCTTCGGGCAATCTCTTCACCCGTAAGACAAACGCATTTTTGTTCCTTGTTTTCTGCTGTTTCCTGTTTCATATTATAATCTGCTTCAAGGCACGCTCCAAAAGGAGCGCGCCGAAAGGTTAAAGTTTAAAAGTGAATGCTGCCACCGCCCGCGCCCTACCACCGTAGTACTTGTTGTTGCTGCTCGTGCCGCCACTGGAGAAGTTCACACACCAACTGCCGCCGCGGCTGTACTCGGTACTGGGCCAATACCACGAGGCGGAGTGCAAGGCAAAAGGATTCGCACCGGCATTGACATCTCTTACCCGTTTCAGCATGTTTGCGAATAACGGCATCCGCGCTTCGCTTGACGGGTGTTCATCTGCATAGTCCGCTGTCGGGGTCGTGTTTATCTTGAAGCCACGGCTGCAATTGTGGAAATTGTAGATACGTGCCAATTCACCATTTGCCGGAAGATACCAATTGCCGCTGCGGTACTGCTCATGCACCGCTGCGGCTTTCGGCTCGTACAACCGGCACATATATGCTGCCGGATAATAGAACTGCCAGTACTTTTTTGCACCGGAATTGGAAGCAGCCAGCTCTTTCATCGCCTTGTAAAGCTCTTCCATGGTTTCCGGCAATGGGACGTCCAGATAATTCAGCAGGATATGGTTGCAGTGCTCAATGATGATGTCCGTTTTCTCCTTCCCGTCAAAGTCATTGACAGAACCTGATGTGAGTACGGCATATCCGTCATCCGTATCATCATCCAAGTAGTTATCTTCGTTGATGTAGTTGGAAGATGGTCTACCGTTATTTGGGTCGGTCGTTTGAGACAGCCCGGTGCTGTTTATATTCGGCATTGCGGTATCTGTCGCTGAAGCAATGCCGGCAGCATTCTGGATGGCATCCTCTATTTCCTGTGGGAATCCGTTGGTGGCGGAAGTATCCGGGTACAATCCCCATGGCCAACTTACAACATTCGTATTTTCATCTACCATTATGATATCCTCGGTGGCATCTATACGCAGTTCGTACTCGGTATCGCTCTTCTTTGTTCGCATAAATACCACGCCGGCGAGTGTCTTGCTAGGGTCATAGGCATCGTCAAACGTGCCGTCCGCGTAGGCGAAGTCCCCGATTTCGGGTATACGGTTGAAGAACCCGACCTGCTTGGTCTGTTTCATTACCCTGTTGTCCATCGTGGTTACTTCCACCGTCACCGTGAATCTTTCCTTCAATGCCGCATCGCTCAATTTCTTTACATGAAGCACGCCGTTTACAGGATCGGTAAACCCGGCATAAAGCGAGGCTCCATCTTCGATTGACCAGTTGACCGCAGCATGCCCGTCCACGATTTTCACGTTGTTGGCACTGGTAGGCAATACGCTGATATGGAATCCGGTGTATTCCCCAAGCGTGAAAATGTAGTTGTCGCCCTGTATGGATATGGAGTTGATGGCACGGACGGGATAACTGACATACAGCGGATTATCCGTGCTGTCAATATCTCCGTAGCGTCCTACCAGCTTCATTTTCTCGTCAAACGTGATATACCGGTCGCCAGATGCGTTCATCAGGGCTATGGACCCTGTCAGGACAGATTGTTTGTCACACAGGAACACAAGCATATCCGCCGTGACGGATTCCCATTCAACGGACTTGAACGTCACGCTGCTTAACTCTTCGGTCGCCCCGGTGTACAACTGCGCGGCGAATGCCCGGCTGTTGAACGCCCCGGCACCTTTCTGGTCGACGTAGACAGTTTGCAGGTTGCCTACGCCTTCGATTCCAGCCGTCTTCAATCCGGGCAGATCATCCAAATGCAGCGCGGTCAACTTGGCGGGCAGCTCCAGGTTCTCCAGGCTTCCGGTCTTGGGAAGCGTCACGGTGGAAAGGGCGGTTTCCGACACACCAAGGCTTTCGGCACGTGTCAGCTTCGACAGGTCCAGTATACCGGCTAACGCTTCCACGCCGTTCAGGTTCAGGCGTTTCAGGTTTGGCGTGTTTATCTTAAAGCTAGAAGCGTTGAACTCGACAACCTTTATGCCTTCTTCACGTCCGGCGGAAAACTCCGTGAGCCGTTTTCCCGACAGGGCAAATTCCCCGGTCAACGGCTTGTCACCCCAATTGCCGATGCTGCTGTAGCAGTCCGGTGCCAGGAGCGCGCAGGGTGTGTCGTTATCCGTTATAAATGATATGGTATAGTTTTCCCCGGCTTTGACACGCTGCGGAAGTCCGTACGCTTTCCCGTCATTGTCAGCCCCAAAGCCCAATGACTGCCCGATAGCCACCGCCGGATAAATCCACATGAACGGACGCAGGTTAAAGGTATAAGTCGGCTGTTTGCCATCTTTTGTGTAGCGGCTGCGGAACGATATGGACTGCGAGCTTGCCACGCTGAAATCGCCATACGAGCAGAACGAGGAAAGATACACGGTGCGCATCTTCAGGTACTGCATCTCACCTTGCAACTGGTCTCCGAGTGATTGCGAGATAGCCGATACGGAGGGTGGATTATACAATCCTTCGTTTGCTTTTTGCTCTGCGTATTCGTAGAGTAGCCGTGCCGTCTCGTTATAGGCAACAGCCGGAAAATACTTTTGGATGCGGAAATAGAACTTCTCGAAACAACCCATAGGCGAACCGCCGATTTTCGCCATTGCTGAAAATATCGCCTTCATCGTTGAGCGTAATTCAGCCGGGAACGCCAATTCCATCAAATTGTAGAACGTGTTCACTTCACCGTTCCAATAGTTCTTTCCGTTTGCGTTCAGGTCGTGTTCTTCCACATAATAGGGCTTGTCCTTGCGCCCGAGATTGTCGGTCAGGAAAATGGTATCCATGTCGTCCTGGGCAAAACATATCAGGTGTGTCTTCGGGTCAAGGTATTGGTATGTGTTCTTTGCCCGGTTGTCACTGGCGGCAATCAGCTTCATCACCATCATTGTAAATCTGGCATCCGACAGGTTGTAATACTGTCCGATACCGGATTTGAACATTGCCACACGTGCGTTAATAAACATCGCGTTCACCTCCTCCCATATCTGGTTCTGCACGGCTTCCGATTCATCGAACCCGGCAAGGTAATCATTGAGCTGCGTGCGTAAGTTCAATTTCTCATAACTGCCAACACCTGATTTGTTCACCCCGGCATCCACCCATGTGGAAGTAAGCCAGTCGTAACGGTACAGGTCGTACTGCTGTGCATCGCCTCCAGCCTTCGTCACCCAATACATCTTGTCTTTTTCAAGGTCTGCACCGGCAGCCTGTAGTTCGGCAAGTGTCCCCACAAACGCTTTCAGGCGGTTGGAACATTGATATATGAAGTTATGTGCCGTTTGGAAATAACCAACCTGCTTTTCATTACCCAAATCAAAATCCCAAGACACAACCCCGTTATACTTCCATCCTTCCAATTCTCCCTCGTCGTCAATGGATGGCTCAACGTCTTCGTTCCACGGTACCTGGTGCAGCGTCAGTACGGCACCGTTGTCCGACCCTTCGATCATCAGGTAGTCGGGAAATACTTCTTTGTCATATCCGAATGTAGGCTTGTCGCCTTTTCCGGGTCCGAACGTTACCAAGCCGTAGAATACAGGTTCAGCCGATTCGTTTTCGCGGACAAACATCATGAACGGAAGTTGCTTGACGCATACACGGCATTTTTCATAACCACCCGTTTCCGTGATGGAATTACCACCAACCACTTCTTTCCACAATTCGTGGTACAGGTCGCACGACCCTGCCTTGTGACTCTGCTGGGAGGAAGCCCAGTTCAGTTTCGCCACCAGCTTGGTGGCAGGCGGCACATCATCCGTCAATTGGTAAGCCGCTCCACGGTCGGTTCCGTTCCCGTCAATCCAATTATAATCGCCAAAGCCGTACTGGTGGTTCCACAGGAAATATTTCTTTGATGACGAACCCTGTCCTTTCACGCTCATTCCCTTAATCGTACCGGAGTGGGACGGGTCGCCTACAATATTAATCGTCAGGTCTCCTTTCTTCTTCGCCTGGTCAAGGATATAAGGGAGTGAGCCGGTCCAGAGCATCGTGTTGTACTTCTGCGAAGCGCGCTCGTAGTTGATCAGGTTATTATACAATACGTCATTCTTGTCGCGGAACGCAATCTTTTCGCTTACCTCCGTCATACTTGCCATATAATCCTGCCGTATGTCAGTGGCTGAAAGGGCTTTCTTATAGATGCGGATACCGTAGATATCCACATCAGAGGTTTCCGAGCCGATGCGGATACCGTGCGAGGTGAGCACCCCATTCACGCGCTGGATGAATTTGTCTGTTTCGGTATAGACGAACTCACGGTTGATGATTCCGTTGATGAACAGACGCACGTAACTGATACCATGCCCACCGAGGTTGTAAATGATATTTACAGCCAGATGGGTGCGGGTGTCCTCCTGGAACATCACATCCTGGTCGGTGGGCGTACGGTGCCCGGTGGTCAGGAAGTACGCCTCTTGCGGACGGATTTCCAAGCCCAAGGGCAGTCCGTCGCTTGCGTAGGTGGAGCACATGCGGATAATCGGTTCTGCAAGGTCGGTCGCGTTGCGGGAAGCGTAGTCAATCTCAATGGTCAGTGAACTCTCCTGGGTCTGTCCGGTGGTTTCGGAATAGCTCTCGTAGTCAATATCCAGCGAGCATCCGGCAAGGACGCGCAGGCATTTGGCTCCGGCACTGTCAGTCTGCCATCCGTCCGTCAATAGTTCGAAGCCTTTCCATACGGACGGGACCTCCTCACCCGTTTCCTGGTTGACAATCCGCATCGGATTCTCCTCGGTGTTGGTGCGCTGTTTGGGGTTCAGCACGAAATCAGCCCCCTTGGTGGGAGAAAAGTTTTCGCTGTTGTCAATGGTGAAGAGAAGCTGCTGCCGCAGTTCCGTATCGCCGGAATAAAAGAGCATGCGCCCGTTCAGCGTGTCACCTGCGCCTTCTTCCGTTTCGACTTCGACCATCGCGCTCAGTTCATAGCGTGTGCGGTTGGCTGCCGCCGGAATGTCCTGCGTCAAATAGGCTTCTTGCAGCTTGTCATCCATCAGGAGAAATTGCACGGGCGTTGTTTCGGCTGATGGATTATAAACCGCCCACTCGAAAAACTTCACCGTATTCCAGTTGGTCAGGTCACGCTGTATGCCGTTCAACGCCATCAATATGCCCGTTTCCCCTTCTTCGGCTACCATGATTTGCGAAACCAAATCATCGGTCTGCACTGACGAACCGCTGCTCAGGTAAGCTGTGACGGTATAGACGCCATGCTTCTTGGGGCTGTCAATCTCCAGAATATAGGGTGTTTCCGTATAGACGTTCGTACCGAGGGCACGGGTAAAGGTCCGGTCGTAGTCCTTACCGGTAACACGTACCGTAAGGTCTTTGGCAATGTTGCCGGTGACATAGTAAGACAATGGGATACGCTCGCCGTCAAAAGGATTTTCCCATGTGGCGGCAAAGTCAAGCGCAAGGCTTGTCACCGTGATGGAGTAACTGACGTATGTGGTTGACAGTTCCGTGGTCTCACCGCGGCAGATGATACGGACAGATTGCTGCCCGAGCGTCAGGTAATCGCCGATAGGGACTTCCACCCAGTCGGATGAATCAGCCGGGTAGGATTCAATCTTCACCGTCCCTTTGGTGCTCCAGTTGCTTGCGCCTTCCACTTTGGTCTGTATCGTCAGTACGCCCATTTCGCCAGTATCGGTGGTCTGCTGCGTGGCAGGGTTGAATACCTGCGAGGTAAAACGGAGCTTGACACTCAATTTTCTTGATGTCGTGATGATGGTACGCTCCGAACCGTTCACAAGGTTCAGGATATAGCTGGTTGCCGAACTCGACCCGTCGCCACTTGGCAAGGCAATATCAAACAGGACGTTCGTTGCGAATGCTTCCGGGTTGCTGTTCCATTCATTATAACGTTCCTCGTCGGCAAAGCCGCGAAGGTGGTAGTTCCCGTCTGTTTCCTTGTCCGTTGTCCGGGACAGATACCCGGCTTTGCTCTTGAACTGCTTTTTGATGAACTCTTCCACACGGGAACCTTTATACATTTCTGAAGACGTGCTCCACGGCACTTCTATGCTTTCAATCTCTTTATCCAGTTTTATCTTTGCCATAATTCACATTGTTTTATTTGTTACCGTCCCAATACTCATCCCCGTCCCAAGGTTTGTCCCCGTCCCAATATCCGCTGCCGAAGCAGCTTCTTACAGCCATCCAAACAAGCCGTGCCCCTTTGTAGATGGCCGATACCGCCCGCCGACCGTAGTAGATGACTAGCACCTCTTTTTCTTTCACCACGATTCCCATACGCTATTCCTCCAATACGTAATACATGGTGTCCGGGTCTATGCGGTCGCCAAGGTTTTCAAACTCGTTTTCTGTCAGCAGGACCGGGACGAAGCCGAACAGCTCCTTTCCCAGCTCGGATGCCGCCTCGGTCTTTTCCTCCGGAGTCATATCGCCCCATGCGGCAGCGCCTTTTTCAGCCATTATCATCCATGTGGCATCGTCTGTGCCCGGCGTTACGCCTTTGGTCTTGTCCTTGAGACACACGTAGGAGCTGCCCAAATGGAACACAAGGTCAAGCCGGTTGTATTCCTCTGGCTCTGCATATCGCCCGCGCGGGATGAAAGTCACCCTTCCCAATATTGTTTTTGCCATATCGCCTTTTATCCGTTAATTGTTAAACATAGTTCACCGTCATCCAACGTGAAAACGGGTCCGGTATATTTGTCAGGGGTGGTACAGACGAGTTCCCCCTTGGCTATGTCGATGTCGAAGGCGGCGAACATTATATCTCCGCGGGCAAAAGTGCCGGTATCGCGGTATTCGCCGGTTTCTTCATCCCACACCCACCAGTTGCCGTTTCCCCCGATCTTCGCCGGGTTGTCGGCGTAGGCTTGTGCGCGATCCGCTTGATTTTGTGCTGATGTAGCCGCTTCTTCCGCTTTCTTTGTGGATTCTTTAAATCCTTTCTCGCGGGCAGTTTCCGCTTCGGCACGTTTGTTCTCAAACAATATGCGGTCGTTCTCCTGTCGTTTACGGATGTTTTCATTACCGATTCGTGCGTTTTCATTGCTGATGCGTGTTTGTTCATTGGACGACACCGTGCGGTCGGTATCCTCCAGCTTCGCGATCATCTCCGCAGCCGGGCGTTGCAATTCGGCAATCTCTTCGGGAGTAAAATCCTTCAGGTGGGGAATAAGCATGCGCACCTCATCTTCGGTCAGGTCTTCGAAACGGAGCTTGATGTCGGCTATGTCAACCAAAAGCCGCCATGTGGTGTCGGGGTCGGGAATATACTTGTACTCAATGCCGGTCTCTGTTTTGCGGAATTCCGGCGTCTTGCCCTCTGCGACTACTCCGGTGCCGATGTCTCCCACCCACCATACGCCATCCCGGATGGAAGGTTTCAGGCTGTCAGACACCGCCGCCTTGAACAGCGCAACCGATATACGCCCGTTTACCCCGGAAGACAGGACCAGCAGTATGTTATCATTCCCGCCGACACCGGACACAGGGGTAAAATCCTTTATGTCTATATCATTCATCCCTTGCGACATGGCGGTATCTGTTTATGTTTTCCGATATAATCCTTCATGGAATCGGCAAATACTCCGGGGAACAGGTCTATACTGCTTAATATGGTGTCCACTTCGGTATCGTCAAGCTCGGTTTCCCCGGTGGAGCGAAATATCTTCTCGGCAAGCACGTGCGCCGATATTCCGGGAATGTTCCTGTAGATGGAATCGGCATACTCTTCCGCTATGTCCCGCTCCACAACCATGTCCTTGCGTATGTTTGCATACATCGGGAATTTTCTAAAATTTATTTTCATAATCTCTTTCTTAAATTGATAAATACATTTCATTCCAATAATATCCGTCATACATAAAGCCCCGGAAATGGTTGTCCTTGATCGATGTCGAACCGACCGGATTTCTGTTGTTGGCTTCCCGTATGGAACCGCTCATGGTTATATTCCCGGTATTGGCAGGCTTGATGAATACAATCTTCCCCTTCCACATGGTTGCGGAAGAAGGCAGGCTGACAGTAATCGAAGAAGTATTCTTACATACAATCAGATCATCGCTGCTTTTGACAGTATACGAGGATGAAACCTCAATCGCATTAAGTGCCAATCCGTTTATCCGGACGAACTCTCCGCTTCGTGCAACAATTTCCGCGTTGCCTCTTGACTTCAACGCGTACCCGAAGCCGCTGGCATTGCATATCAGGTCCAGGGCTACAGACGAATTGTTTGTACCATAAGTGCTGAAACTTGCCGCCGTCCTGCCATCGGCACGGGCAGCCAGGAATGCGCTGCTTGAAGGGTCGTTCAGCCGGAGGAAGTTATATCCGTCAATCTCGAATTTAATTGAGGCATTGCTTCCGGTTGTCGACAAGGAATTATTGGACAAGGCAAACCCACCGATAGTGCCCTTGCGCGCATCAATCGACCCATTGATTCCATCCAGCGTAAGCGTGCCGCTCTGCGACTGCATCTTCTGGCTCTTGAACATGAACCCGGCAATGTTGGCTCCGTCAATCAGAGCGGTATCCATCGCCACGAAGCTGAACTTGTTGGACTGTTCCCAATAAGAGGTGTTGGTGGGGGTGGCAGAACCGGAATATCCGTACGGCTTGACAATATAGGCATTGCCGTTATATATCACGATATCGCGGTATTCGCTGTTGTAAACATAAGTCTCGGACGATTTGTATGTGCCGCGGTAGCGCGGCATGGAACCCGAAGGTCCGCGGTCGCCGGCAGGACCTTGCGGACCCTGTGGTCCGCGGTCCCCATCTTCTCCGTCCGATACTATCTGCGCATAAGCCACACACTCAATGTTGCTGAACGGTTTTGCCACAATCTTATAATACTTGTACGAAGAGGACACGGAGACCGTGAATGTGGTCGAATAGGAAGAACCGGTGGCATACTGCGACCATGATTCGTTATCGTTACTCCGGTATATGTACCATTGGGCGGACTCTGCCGCCTGGGTATTATTGCTGTTCTTGTAACAGGTGCAGACAAAAGATGAAGGGTCCAGTGAGCCTGTTATCTTCTGACCGATGGTCATTTGGGCAGGAGATATGCTATAATAGCAGGCGTCTTCACCGGGTTTGCCATCTTCGCCGTCATGCCCAGGCTGCCCGGGCTTCCCGTCCTCGCCGTTTGTCAACACGGGAATCGTTTCACGGTCTACAGGCTGTCCGTTGCAATAAAGGGAAAATGTAATGCTTGTGCCGGCAGACGTTACGGAGAGCGGACTTCCGATGGCGTAGGCAACCTCTTCCCCGTCATCAATCTTACGCATCATGGCATAACCATCCGGCAGGACGGTTACACGTACAGGCGCATTCTTCCCGTCCGTCTTGCGGAGCACGCACGTAATGGAAGACACGGAACACGAACCGTCCGAATTCTTTTTGATGGAGCTTTCAGAAGGGAGCAGGTCGTAAATGACAGCCGGGTCCCCGTCCGTCAGCTTCGTGATGCCGAACTGCACCGGCTTGGAATATTGTTCACCGGCAAACGTGGCGTATGCCCGTACCGGGATGGTGATAACCCTGCTGCCGGGCACTGCCGGAATAGCGGTAACGGTAATCACGCCTGTTTCCACATCTTTGGATACACTGACACCCTCAGGCGCTTCCACTTCTATCCTGTCCAATCCAAGCCGGCGCGTGCCATACCACATGCTGACAACAGTCGTGCAGGGCAGTCCGTTCAGCACGTTGCCATAGGTGTCGCAATGTACGGCGCACATTTCGTTTGACAGGTCCGCCGATATGATGTTCCATCCGTTTTGGTTGACATTGATGGTATAGGTTTTCAGGAATGATGCGTTTCCTTCGCAGTTCACTGTGATGCCGATGCTCATGCCGCCAAGGTCGGTCAGCCTGTCCACAATGACAACCCCGTTCTCCACGTGCGCAGTGCAGCCGACAGGCTCGATTGACACCATGAACGCGCCGGCTTTCAAGGTTTCCGAGTAAACCAGTTCCTTTTCGCCCTTGAAAGCCTGCACGCGGGTGGAAAGGCGGAAGCCGGTCGCCACCACATTCTCTTCTCCGCCTATTACGTTCCTGCCGCCTGCGGTCACATTCTGCACGGTCTTTGCCCCGTTGATGATATTGCCCTCTTCGTCCACTGTCACAACACCCTCGTAGCTGGACAGGTTGACGCTGTATGCAGTGAGCTGGTCCACCTGGTCGGGAGTGAACTGGATATGCACGCCGGTCATGTAACCGTTCTTCTGGAACGTCCCGTGACCGTGCATCTCCATGCCGCCGATGGTAGTGCCGTCCAGCAGCCCGGACTGGTACATGATATGTTTGTCGGGGTCAATCTGCCAAGTATCCACTCCCTCCAGGATACGCTTGTAGTAGCGGTTCTCGTAGGTGATGGACTGACGCTCCTTGTCGGTAAAATTGCCGTAGGCGAAGAAGTTCATCCCGGGCATGGGGTGTACGCCGGTGCCCACTTGCAGGTTGTATTCGAAGCTCATCAGCCCGGCTTTGCTTTCAACAATCCGGGTGGGAGTAAAATATGAAGTGGCAAAGCCGGAGTATCCCATGAAGCCGTTCTTGTCGAACAGGGTCTGCTCTTCGTTGCTGCCTTCCAAATTGTGGAAGACGCCACGACAGATGTCGTTGACGTGCAGCGTTCCCAACTGGTCGTCCAGCAGGTCAAGCGTGGCAATGCGTTTTTCCCTGTCTACGGTCTTAATGGTACCGTAGGCAAATGTGTTTGCTTTGTCACCGGCTATCACATCAATGCAGTTGAATGTGATTTTGGGAACAATCAGCTCTTCACGGGCAAGAATCCTGTCTATTTCAAGGATTGATTTCCCGTTTTCATCAAGCCACATGGAGGCGCCACGTCCGCCGAGCATGCCGGTAACGAACTTGCCGATACGCAAGCCTTTCATGAAAGTGATAATCCCTTGTACGACATCATCCTTTTTCTTACTGATGAACTCAGTGAGCGCGCGCAGAGCCGAGAATGCATTATTGTCGGTAGCCGGTGTGGAATCATTTCTTTTAATCAGATAAACCCCACTGCCCCAACCGCCTGTATAAGTCTGACCTTTCAGGGTAAGAGATTCTATCTTGCCTTCGAGGTCCCCTATACGCGAGTAGGCTGCCGTCTCCCCTACTGTATAAATCGGAGAATCATAAGGATAGTCAAGATTAAACTCGTATCCGATAACCCTTGACTGCCTTCCGTTCTCAAAATAAGCCTTATTGATTAAGTTAACCTTCTGACCGATGCCGTAGAGATTGTGCACTCCGTCCTCACTGTATGCGACATCCGACATCATCTTACAGTTATATGTAGAAGGATCTATCTTGGATTTGGCTACAGATTTCTCCGCTTCGTCTTTCAGCTCTTGTTCGGCGGCACCCACAAGCCCCAGTTCGGTTATTTTCGTACTGTCCCAACCGGATAGAATATAAGTATCCCCATTCTCAGGAATAAGCACTCCGTCCGGAAGCGGTCTGCCGTAGTTCTCATTTCTGACTATTTCCCAAAGTTGTTCATTCTTATTGTCAGGGTCGAATGTCACAGCGAATTCCATACCATTCAACTTGCCGGATTGGAAAATGATTTTCAATTCCTCACCGGGAAGGATATAGTCCTTTGAGAAGGTAATGCCGGTATCCTTGAAACGGTAGGCATTCCACTTCTTTTCAGTGGTAGTCCCGTCGGCATTTTCTACTTTGTCAGTGTATTCCTTGGTGGTAATGTCCGACATCGTGCCGACCCTTCGGGGATAGACATCATCGAAGATAACCACTTGTTCAATGGCTTCCTCGGTGGTCATATCGGGATAAGCGTCTATGTACGGAGTTCCTTCGGGCAACATTAAGCGTTTTTGCACCACGCCGTTCAGTACTACAGTCTCATCAACGGGGCGGTAGCCAGATGGGATATTCTTTGTTGAGCCGAAAGCATAGATTCGGGTGGCATAGGTCGATTGGGAATCGGAATGTGACATCTCTACAACGTTCACCCCGATTTCAAAGTTAACCGCGTCGCCAGACTCACAACGTCCGAAATGGATGATGTTTTCAGTCACCCAACATTCGCAATCCCATTTCTTCGCCATCTCAAAACAGGCGTCAAGGATGTTGATGTTGTCATAAGTCATCAGTAGCGCCTTATTCTCTACAGTGCTGTCAATGGAGAAAACAAAATCCTGACCTTTATACGCATAACCAAGAGCTTTCAAATTTCTAAGGACTATACCGGCTTGTACGTCAAGCGGGGCGGTCAGGTTCCAGGACGCCTCCTGTCCGGCAGTCTCCGGGGTATATTTGAAGATTTTGTTTTTCCATTTCCAGTAATAGGCATCAAGCCTTAATTCGTAATCGTAGCCGGCGGTATCTGCGTTGAATGCGGGCTTCTGCAAGTCGCACACCTCGAACAGCCCGAAGTCGCACTCCACGTATGAACCAAGTTTGAAATATATAGGATTTTCCAAGGAGAACTTTAATATGATGTGGTCCTCCTTCATCAGAGTGAACTTACGCTTGCAGCCTTCATTAACAGGAGTTGTAAGCAGGATAGCACCGGATATGTCTTTGATGTCTAATCGTTCCATTATTAAGTTTTGTGCACCTTCACACAATGCTAAACAAAAGTATATAATTTATTTGAAAAACAAATAATTAATCTGGTAAATTTCTGTTTTTCGGATTAGGCTCATTCAGCTTTAGTATAAACTTGCCAATACCTTGCATAAATTGGCTAAACTGTTGGCACGACTGATACACGGTTCTATACACGATTGTTGGCTGATATTTGGTTTTTATATCAAGAACGCCTAAATCAAGCTCGTTACAAAAACTGTCGTATCTTGCAAAAAAAGCATCCTTATCAGGTGCAGTGATATTAATCTGCAAGGTTAAATTACGTTCATCTTTTTTAGGATTAGAAGTAATTACGCGCTTACCATGCTCAAGTCTTGACTTATTCTCAATTGATGTTTTATTGGGGGCTGGTGTCATCAATGCAGACAATGATGTCTCATCCATGCTTAATCCCCAAGTGGTATAAGCATCCTTTCCATTTATAAATAATTCTCCGGTCATAATATAGTATTTTATCTACTTACCATAGCTTTTGCGCTATTTTCAATATTCGTGATGATTTCTTTAAAACCAATTAATTCTTTGGTATATTTGGCAATATCTTCAAGATAGCCATTGGAAGAAATTGCACAGTTCTTTATCTCTGTCAAAATTGTATTACTAGTGTTTACAGAAACGGATATGTCGTTAGTTATAGCGGTCATAGATAGCATAGCATTCTTTATCTCTTCTCCTGCAATCTGCAATGCTGTAAACCTCCCGTTCAACTCTTCGCCGGTATCTTGACTCATTGCCTGAAAGCCTTTGGATGAAGCTGACTGCGATGTTGATTCTTGCGAAATTTTATCATATCCGGTTGCGGCAGCAAGCTCGTCACGCAGTTTCATGGCTTCTTCAATGTAGCCCATATACTCAGCATTCAGCGCATTTCTTTCGGATTCCGTCAAAGAGCCATCCTCCATACCCTTTGCGAATTTCTCATACCACTTCTTTAGCTTGTCCTGATAGAGTGCGCCTACCTGCTCGGAGAGCATAGCTCGCATGAAATATTCCGATATGTCTTCGGCAGCATCTTTGGATGATGCTTTCATATCCATTAAGGTATCTATAAAGTTATTGTACACACCATCGAATGTGGTTTGTGTAAGCTGCTCGTTTATCTGATTATGAATTTCCTCAATGCGTTCTTCCCCATCGATAATTTTATCAAGGTAATTTCTAACATCCTCATCTAATTTAGCCCAAAAAGTAGGTGCTTCCGATTTAAGTCTCTCCAATTGTTCGGTAGAAAGGTCAAACAGGCTTTCCATTCTTCCGGTTGAGATTTCTTTAAACCACTGTTCGTCATTAAGAGCTTTGCGCGCTTCTTCCCATCCCTGTTCGGACATTCCCTTGCGAATTCGCACACCTATGGAGTGGGAACCAGCTGATGAACCTGCGTTCAGTCTTTCTTTACCAAGAATACGGTAACTCTCAATACTTTTTTCCGCCAATTCTAAGGCTTCCTCTCCTACCTTATTAGCTTCAGCCCCGTAAGATGTGTTGATGTATTCCAACTTTTTGTCTATCAGTTCATCCCAAATATCGTTCAATAGGCTATATTGCTCTACCATCTCGTTATAATGGGAATAATCGGCACCGAACAGACCGTCAAGGGCAGACACAACAGATGATACTCCACTGACAGCACTCATGGCACCACCCACAATGTCACCGGACATAATTTGACCGACACCGGCGGCTGTAGTGCCCAATCCCCCTAAAGCATCGGTAATTCCTGTTATAGCGGAATCGCTGGCACCGAATATATTGGCGATGTTAGTGCCGAACTCACCCAGCGCAGGAGCAAAAGACGTTACAGCATTTCCTATATCGGTGATGCCTTGACCGACTTTCTTGGAATCGTTGCCACCCTTTTTTATGGCTTCTATCCCTTTCTCCAGGTCAGAGACGAAAGCCTGCCACGGTGATTTGCCTTTCAGCTCATCCTTTAGCCCCCTGATTGCATCCGTTACATCCTTTATGGAGATTTCACCCTTTTCTATCTTTTCAATATCCTTATCAGTGAATCCGAGTGCTTTCAATTCGTCAAGTGTAACATTCGTTCCGTCACTTTCCTTTGTACCAGACATGTACTTGACAAGTGTTTCATACTTGTCAATAATAGTCTGAATGGCAGATACCGATTTATTGCCAGCGTCTTCAAAGAGGTCTGCCATTGCCTTTGCGGAGTGACCAAACTGTTCATCCAGTTGTTCTACAGCCTGATTCTTTTCGGCTACCTTGATAGCGTATTCAGGACTATCTGTGTGCAGCTTGGCTATCTCATCATCATACTTCTGCACAAGGTTTTTTCGTTTCTCTTGATAGTTGCCAAACTCGATGAAGTATTCCTGCCAAGCCTTTTTGTCGGATTCAAACTTTTCTTTATTCAAATCGGAAATTGATTTGTCACGCTTACTTTCTGCCTGCGAATATGAAAGGGAAATCTGTATAAATTGTTCCTGAGTAAGTTTTCCACCATTGGCTTTTGTCCATTCCTGTTCCTGCTTCCGAATAGCGTCCAGTTCTTTCTGATAGTCCAAATCAATCTGCGCCAACTTCTTTTCTGTCCCATCTTCCATCAGATTGATCTCATCCTGCTGACTCTTACGACGAAGGGAAAGAAGCTGTCCAACAAATCGTTCTTGTTGCTTAAGCTGGTCAAGCTGTTGTTTATCAGCTTTGCTGCCTGTTACGCCACCAACGCTTTTATATTTCTTTTCAGCTTCATCTTTCTTTTCAGTGAGTTCCTTTAATTTCTTTTCATACTCGGATTCTGTCAGTTCGTTTTCGGTATTGAGAAAATTATCAAGTTCTTTCTTGGCATTCAAATAGTTATTCTTATATTTCTCAATCCACCCTTTGCCTGTATTCTTCTCACCGGACCGGGATTCCTGTTCAGTTTCAAGAGCATTTTTAATGGTGGAAAGTTGAGTTTTGGAAAACTCTCCGCCAAGTTCTGCAACTATGGCAATAGCTTCATCTCCATTCTTGCCTATTGCTTTCAATGACAAGTTAATGGCGTTGATAACAGAAATAATATCATTGTCCTTCATATTATGAATATTGACAAGAAATGAAGTGACATCATGACTAGCTACTTTTGCAATAGCTTTATTAACTATTGCCTGTTGAGCCTTGATTGCATCCTCGACATTGTCGGTAGCCCATCCATTACCGTCCATATCAACAAGAGTAGTGGAAGTGCCGTTTCTGCGAACTTGTTGGTAATATTCGAGCTTTCGCTTTGCTTCTTCAAGTGTTTCAATATCGGATTGCTTTGCCCGATTGTTATCCTCTTCTGCAATAAGCTTTTTGTACTTCGCTATCTCCTTTAAATATTCTGCTTCGGTAAGAAGATTGTTGAGAGCAGTTGGATATTCAGCTTTCAACGCTTCAAAAGCTTGTAGCCTTTCTCCTTCTGATTTGTTATTGTCCTCAATGGCTTTGATGAGTTTATCTATATTGTCTTTATATTCATTTTGTTTTTTTTGTAGCTCATCGAGTGCTTCATTATACATACGGGTAGCTGTTTCTGCTTCCGTTTCGGCAGTAGCGACTTTATACAGAGCAAAAGCAAGCCCAGTAACAGCACCGGCAACAAGCATGAGAGGATTAGCCATCAATGTAGCCCACATACCCTTTAACATTGTAGTTAACTGGATACCAGCCAACTTCATTATATTCATTGAAGCTGTATTCGCATGATTGGCAACGGTGTTCGCTTGTGTAGCCATAGCATCAACGGCTTCGGATGCAGCCTTCCTTTTGGATGATGCAGCATTCAGATTTTTTTCCGCTGTATTCAATGCCGTGGAAGCAGTGTTAGCATTGACAGAAGCTGTCTGTAATTGGTCCATAGCATACTGTTCATAAGAAGCATCACCTTGGGCTAACGCCGCTTCATACAAAGCATTCATCTTTTCAAGCTTATCATTGGCCGCATCGGATGTTTGTTTGGCGGCGTCGAAAGCAGCCAATGCAGACGCGTGTTCTGCAATGGCTTCTTCTTCTTTCAATTTAAGAACAGACAAACGCGTAGCAAGTTCCTCCCTTAGTGATGCGAGTTGCATAGCTTTAGCTTCTGTGAGTGCGCCACTGGCAACAGCGGCTTCCAAGTCTGCGTTTTTAGATTTTTCCTTAACGACAAGCAGGGATTGTAATCCTTCAATCTCGGCATCTATTTTTAATGTAGATTCTGCTCCTTGTATTGCAGCGACAGTCATAACCGCAGCCTTGTACGTGCCATAAGCAACAGCGGCAGATTCTATGGCGATGGCGACATTCTCCCAATGTTCAACAAGGTAGGCTGTGCCAGATAGTGCACTATTGATAATGGATTCATTTTCTTTACCTATCTTGTTGAATGCCGTAGCTATTGCATCCTCTATATTTGAAATCTGCCCGGTGATAGTTTTAGATTGTTCCTCCATTAGACCGCCGAATTTACCACCTTCATCAGTCATAGCTTCGATAGCTTTCTGCACTTCGGGGAAACCAACCTTTCCGGCTGTTACAAGTTCGCCAACCTTATCTTTAGTCACTCCGAACTGTTTGGCAAGCTCGTCTGCCAATGGAATACCACGTCCCATAAACTGGCGCAAGTCCTGGGTAAAGAGCCGCCCTTGCGTCATGGTAGTACCATACAACCAAACAAGGTCATTCAAGGGAATGGAAAGCCCGGAAGCTATATCTCCGAGTCTGATTAAGGTTTCATTGACATCTTCTGCGGCAGTTCCGTAAGCGAGCAACTGCTTGGCGCCATTGGCAACACCTTGTAAGTCAAAAGGTGTTTTTGCAGCAGTATAAACCAATTGGGACATCAATGTATTTGCCTGCTCTTTACTCCCAAGCATGGTATTAAAGGCAACTTCCAATTGCTGGAATTCACCACGCACTCGTGTAATATCACTAATAAGCTGTTTGGCTCCTAAACTGATACCGAATGCTGTTGCGGCAGTAGTCATACGTCCAAACATCTGCTCGATGCTCATACCGCTTTCTTCTATCTGTTTGGATGTAGTGCGTACTCCATTGCGCGTTTCTTCGAGTTTGCGCAGAAAGTTGGAGTTATCTCCTGTTATATCAAAGTGCAATCCTGCCATATGTCTTTTCGATTTATAAAGTGCCATGCAACATCACATGGTTTAAATTTTGTCATACAAGTTATACAATCTTAATCCTCAAGCATGGCTTTTATCAACTCACGGTTTTTAGGGTCATCAGCATTAATACGCTCTTTATTATCAAAGATATTTAACTTCTTTCTTTCTTCGGCTGTTAAATAAATGGGAGTGATAGCATCTGCCAATAGCATTTTCAGGTTAGCATAACTAATCCCCCACACAACATAATTCATGGTCCATCCATAACGCTGACAGGCAAAATCTATCAATGTCCCGTATGTACTATTTCCTCCAAATGTAAGACCGGCATTATCTCTCTTTACATTGGCTATTCTTTTACGTTCATTCCGTTCTCTATCTATGCCAAAGTAACTGATATAAGATTCAACATTATCTCCTGTAAGGATAAGCACAAACAAGGTTGAAAGTTCTTCAACATTCAAATTATCACAAAAATATTCAGCCCGGCTATTTACTTTGCGATTATTAAAAAGCTCTTTTCTTTTAAAGAATGTGAAATAAGATAATATCCTGCACACTACATTTCTTTTAGTCTGACACAGTCTTAATGCTTCCATATAAGGATTAGTGGACGCAATCTTATCATTGACGCCAAGCTCATCAAAAAGCCTTGCCAATAAATACGTTTTTCCAAGTGTTGGAGGATATATATAAAAATACCGACTACCAATACTAAAACCAATAGGCTTCTCCATAATGGTATCGGCAATATCCATCTCCATACATTTATTATCTTTCATATTGCAAAATATTAGAGCAGAACAGCGGATTCAAGCCATTCCATTATGCGATAACATGCATGCTCTCACTACGCCAATTCTGCATATAGCAGGTTTATCCTCCAACCTGCAAAGGGCGTCTAATTCCGCTTGCCATTACTCGTTTGAAAAATTCATCAACCTGCAGCAGTGTACTTTGCTGCAACCTCAACGAGTTCTCCTTCCTTAATAGTAGCAGATGTCTGTGTCGGTTTGGTCTTGCCGCTTACATCCTTGTACTGGATGGTGACACTACCTTTAGTCGCAAATACCTGCACACCGCTTTTATGCCAGTCGCTTTCGGTGGATAATTTCCACATGCCGGCTCCACCATCATCAGAGATGACTACTTTCAGGCTGCCGGCACCGCTAAAATCCACAACTTCAAATTTAACGGTATTTCCTGTTTTAGGCTTCACTGCATCAAGAGTGTACTTCCACTTCGTACCATTTTCAGTATCATATGTCGGTTCCATAGACAACGTACCTCTATCAATAATGATGCCTTCTATCGTCGGGTCTTCAGGTTGAAGTTTTACAGCATACTCTCCATCAATTACACCATCATCGTCTTCAACGGGTTTCTTTCTTCCTTTCGCTGCTCGAATCTCAAACTCAAAAGCATAGGTATTCTTTCCATACCGCACATCTTCATTATCCCCTCCTTCAACTTTGGCTTCAACCTTCTTACCTTTTGTTGGTGTCAACTTTGTTGAATTCTCAACAGGAGTAGGAATATCAATCCAAGACTGCGGGGCTTCTCCATTAGCTTGCAACTTACCAATTTTAATTGTGGGTTTACCCCATGATAATACTGACATAATTTTATTCGTTTACTTGTTTATACAATAACTTATTATTTATGAAGTGTTCGTTTTTACCGTTCACTTCAAGCACCCTTTGTTTATCAAGCGTGAAGCGGTAGCTTTCTCCATGCCCTACTTCGAGAAGGTTATATGCAATATTACACAGCTCACGCAAACGGATTGTTTTTTCTTCCGCCTGACCGTCACGCATATCATCAGGGACATATATATTCACATTTACAAAAGCCTCCTGCATTTGACCTGTTTTATTGTCAAGGATAGAGATTACAATATCCTCTTTATCAGAATTGGCAGGACGTCTTGTTTTCTTCAACTTCCCGGTAACAGCCTTTTCAAGGGTAGAACCTTTGATGAATTTATAAATATCATCCTTGATTTCAATGTCTGACTTCATTATAGTGCGAGTTGATTTTTAAGTTTTACCATCATCTTAGGAAGTTCACCTCTTGCAAACAATTCAGCAGAAGCAAGTACATTCTTGTTGTCCATGGCCTCTACAAGTTCGGCATAATTCATTCCTGCGACAACGATAAGAGCGTAACCGCTTGTATATTGTTTCGCGAGTTCTTTCGCCAACTCTTTACCTTCCTTGATTCCATCAGTGCCTTGCTTGACTTGGTTAAACTCTGAATACTTGATGATTTTGCCGTTATGAACGATTACATAACCAATGGAACTACGCAAGTTTCCCGACTGGTCGAACCAGCTTGCTTCCTGCGGTCTATCCCTTGCTTCTATAACGCATTTCTCACCAAGATATGCCAACGCTCGTATTGTAAGCATTTCCACACGCTCGGCTTCTGCTTGTATGGCTGCGTTAATTTCGCTCATTAGTGTTGTCATTCTTATACCCATAGCTTCGTGCAAAGTTGGTAGCGATGAAAGCCTTTGACCTTATACTCAAGCTCAACACCTCCTAGAAGGGATAGTTTAATTTTATCGCCAATGGCAAACTCCCTACAATCAGCATCAAGACGGATAACGGCCGAATACTTCCTTACCACGCCATCCTCAAACTCCCTTTCCTCCGCTTTCCCGTTCGGAACATGACGGCATGGAATGCAGCCTACGTAACGGCTCTTGCCTTCGTGGTAGTCTCCATTATCATCCTCATATCCAGGGGTGGTCACTTGGTATTGAAGTCTGTGTGGTCTATGGTCAAGTATCATTCGTTATCCTCCTATATAAACAATAGGCTCTCCAGTCACTTTGTCCGCTTCACCTATTGAATTGTAGATTCTGTTCGCCAAAGTCAGTATCTTGTCCTTGTCAGTCTGACTGAAAGACACATCGCCTTCCGTGAAGTTGGGGGCTTGGATAAGACTTATAAGGCAATCGGCAACAGCACCTTTGAACTGTCTGCTTTGGAAGGTATCAATGGTGCATTCGTCACCACCGTTAAGACCTCTTTCAAGCAAACGATTCTCGAAGAAGCCACTACTTAGTTTGTAGTGGACTTCATCTTGCAGTGCCTGCATTACAGTTTTCATACCTATTCAGTAGCTTTATGGGGTTCTACTGCCGCTTTCAGGGCTTCTTCTTCAGCGTCATTCAGTTCGTTGACACGAGCTATCACCTTGTTATCGTCGGTTGTTGCAGTCTGTCTGCCACCGGAAATCTTGTTCAGTTCAACAACAAACTCGGGCTTCTTGTAAGTTGCTCCCCAAACGGTGATTTTCGCATCGCCACTGTCTTTGGACTCTGCTGCGGTGTCAACTTCTTGTGCTTCGGAGAAATCGTAAACGTAAATCTGGTCCACATCCTCGATAATAGGGGCTACAAAAGCCTGACCGGAAGTTATCTCTCGCAATGGGTTTACGAGCGAGTATTTGGATATCAGCTTGAAGGTATCTACAAGCTTGTAAATAACATTCTTGACAGGATTGGTCTGCTCTGCCAATCGCCCATAAACCAAAGTCCCGACAACTTCATTGCAGATGAAAATAAGTCTGTTGGCGTTCCAGGGTTTAATAGAACGCTTTTTACCGTTCTCTTCAAAAATGACAGAGCGGTCAATGATTTTAAACGTGACGCCACCGTTATCATCAGCAAAGGCCTCGTTGAATTTAGCACCGGTAGGAGTGGGAAGAACCGTATCCGGAGTGAATGATTGTCCGGTATAATTAGCTACAAGTTCTTTTGCTCCTTGCGTCTGTCTTAGTTTGTCGTAAGCGGATTTGGCAATGCAAATCTCAATGATTGAATTACCATCTGCATCAGCTTTGGCAATAACCCGTTTGATGTCCTCAAGAGAAATTTCATCTTTTGCGGTGGCGCCAAAGGTGTTTTCTTTCAAATAGTTGAAGTTCAAACGCAGTAGGGCATTGGGGGTATCCTCGTCCTTAATGGCTACATATCCGTTGGATAGAGCAAACAGGAAGTTGTATTCATTCCTTTCATCAATACCGACTGAGCAAGCGACAGCATCATTGGCAAGTTTGCCAGCGATGACTTTTGCATTACCACCCTGCGCTTCCATCACATTGATGTTATTAATGTCCGACTCTTTCAGGATTTTGGACATACCGATTTTGGGCAGCTTTCCGTTGGCTGATGCAATGCTATCACGGCTTTTAACCGGCAGTTCGGAATCTACAGCCACGAAGTCAGCTGCCACATAGGTCGTATTGACAGAAGTGCTTTCCCATTTGTTGTCCGGAGAATATTCCGTACGCAACATGGCATTATCTCCCTTGTGAAGATAGGTGAGTTTTTTGTTTCTCTTGCCGTTTACTTTTTCGATTAACCGTTGCAGTTTAGGGAAGAATTTGGCAACGTATTTTTGAAATAATGACTCATTCATAAATTATACCTCCATTTTTAGTCGTGTTCAAAAACAAGTGTCGGAATAGCTGCTTTCAGAGCCGATTTGATTGTATCCAAAGGATAGGGTCCGGCAGCATCGTTTACCACTCCAGTGTGCATGATAGACACGAACGGCTCTTTTACTGATTTGGTTGCATAGCATACACCTACATACTCATGTTTTTCCGGCAATGTCTCATAGGCATCTCCGTTGGAGTTTACAGGCATAGGCTTGTATGTGTCGGATTCTGTATCACGAATAATCACATGCCCTGCACGGATAAACTCTCCTTTGAAATTGCTTACATCCAAAACTTTACCGCCTTTAATACCTGCTACGTATTTGCGGATAACAATCGGGTCGTTCCCAAACCCAAACGATTCCATAGAACCTACATCAATCACACTCATTTTTAATTTGATTTTAGTTGTTATAAAATATCAGCCATTGCATCAATCTCGTTGTCGCTGAATGGCTCGTCTTCTTTCGGCTTACTTCCTCTTGCATCAGGTGTTGTTCCCATAGTGGAAAGACCGGCGTCAGCGCGTTCCTGATTGTAAGCCTTTAAATCCTCTTCAACTTCGGAGTAGAATTCTTCGAACTCTTCATCGCTTTCAAAACTCATTTTAGAGAAACTTTTCAGAGTACGGGAGCCAAATGTGCCAGCATCCTTAAGGAGAGCCTCAAGTTTCGCCTTTCGGGACGTCGTGATTTTGTCTCCTTCCAATGCAGAAATTTTATCAGTCAAGGTTTCGATGGTTTGCATCATTCCCTTGACCCATTCCGGTGCATCATCATTCTTTCCTTTGTTTTTGGGATTTTTCTTATTTGAACCCGTCTGGCGATTGGTAGTATTCGATGAGTCATCGTCATCGTCGTCATCGGTTTCGTCGTCGTCATTCTTTTTGCGATTTTCTTCGATTACTCGATTGGCGAAAGACTGGCTGACTTGCAGGTAGGGAAGAACCGCATCAATCGCTGTATCAATCTCTGCGTTTACATCCTCGTCGGAGGCATCATCTGCGGAAGTTAGATTGTCGGCAATCTTGGCGGCGACACTCATCAGTTCCTTCTTGTTGAACCCGAACGCCTTCACTTTCGGTTTCAATCTTAACAAAACTTGCTGTTTTCTGTCCATTGTAGAATGAATTTAAGTTACTAAAAAGAAATAGTCTGCGCAGCACACATGCCAGCAGACTATTCCGTAGAACTTAAAAACACTTTTAGAGCAATGAGTTTTTACGACAAGTTCCGTGGCATGTAGCTTCACATGCTTTGGATGCAAATATACTAATTTTATTTGAAAAACAAATAAACTAAAATATATTTTATCTCATTATCAGAACTATAATAAACCTTCATCGCAAAAAGAGAAAAACGAACCATCGGATATGATTACACTATCAACAAGTTTTATATCAAACAGCGAAAGTGCTTTCTTTAGTTTGTCGGTAATTAGTTTATCTTCCATTGATGGCTTCACATTGCCAGATGGATGGTTGTGAACGAAAAAGACACCAGCGCATAAGCTTTCTATCGCATACTTTGCCACTATTTTCGTGTCAACAACTGTTCCTGCAACTCCACCTTGAGATATTTTGGCATAACCGAGAACCTTGTTTGCTCTATTGATAAGCACAATGAATGAGCTTTCATATATAAGCAAATCATCGGAATAGAACTGCTTTGCGTAATCATACACATCACTGGAGGACATTATCTTCTTTTGCTCAAACTCACATTTATTTGCGGATAGCTTGTATTCGACTACTTTCTTTACCATTGTTCTGTTAATTTAGATATTATCACCAGGTAACTTAACTCCTGCATTACGTAATGCAATTGTCATTTCTCCAATAAAACGGTTTAATTCATTGAACCCATAGGTTCTTTGAGGAACACTCATCGCAACTTGGCATTGGATGCTGTCCAATCCGAAATGAACGGCTGAATTTACTATGTTTTTGATGAATGCCTTTTTCTGATTTTCTTTATTTGTCCTCATTGCTCTTATAATTGTTATACTTTGCTTTTCTTTTATATAGCTAAGATACTGATTAATAGCGATATATACAAATTTAAGTAACTGAATATCAATGAGTTAAACAAGGTTTAACGGATAAAAAAAGAGCGACCGAAGCCGCTCTAATCACGTAATGTCTATCATGCTATTCTTTGAGATATCTATATGCCTTTAGGTACTTATTCAATCTCACGAGGTCTTTTTCTGTCAATTCACTCAGTCGGGTAATATCCATATTATCCTCCAAGTCGTGTATCTTGACTTGCCTGCCTATTGGATTTAACCGAGAGCGTTTTATGAAATCTTCATAGCTTTCTTCTTTGTTACGGGAAACAGAGAGAATAGCATCCACTATTTTGCGAGGGAAACCTTCCATCAGTAAATATTCAGCGGTAACTTCGGTGTCTTCTATCGTATCATGCAGCAAAGCAACAATTTTTTCCTCGTCTGTATAACATCTATTTGCAACACGTATTGGATGGAAAATATACGCTTTACCAACTTTGTCAACTTGATAAATATGAGCTTCTGTTGCTATTTGAAGAGCTTTTTCTAATAAAGAATCAATACTTGTCATATTCATGTTTTGAAATTTCTTTTCCTCCAAGAATAATACCACAAACGGTTTCATTAGACTGAGGTACTTCTACTTCACTCCGTCCATTGTGCTTGATGTAAGATTTTGTATTATTTCCATCATACACAAGCCGAATGGCGGCTTCATCAAAATCATCCAATAGATAAACCGTTTCTCCGGATATTAGCTTGTTTCTTAATACACTTTGTTCCATATTTATATGTAAAGATAGTGATTTTTATTGGAAATGACTATAATAATCAACTGATTTTTTAGCTATTTCTATTGCTTTTTTACTTGCCTTATCAAGCACTCTCCATTGTTCGTAATACTTGTGTCCTAAACCTCCTTCTACTCCTGTTTGTGCATAGATTTCGTTCCAAAACTTCTCGCCTAATATACGCTTGGCATCAATAGTTTTTTCCTTCGCATAAATCATCTTGGCGGTATTTACCTGTATTTCGGCAATAAGTCCGTTAGATGTTTTGATATTGATAATATTACCACTATATCCCATAAAGGATTTAGGCGCCTGTCTTTTCAGCCTTATAAAAGATTCATCAATGGATAAATCCTTGAGTGTATTTTCTATATTCTCTTTTGGTACAATAATAGTGGTCCTGACGGCATCCTTTATATCGTATGGGGTTATACCTTCTGTTGTAACTTTTCTAATGATGGATGATGGGCTTTTATAGTTTATTGGAGTAACAAAACCATTATTTCTATTAGCTATATATTCAGCAAACTCCTGAACTTCACTACCAACTGACGAAGCTAACAAAACAATTTCATTAACAGACTTTTCTAATGATATATTATTTAGCGCAGACTTGTTATCTCTCAAAAAGTAAGGTAGCGTACCTATCTTCTTGGCGTTTTCAACCCGTTGTTGATTATCAAGTACCCACTTCTTGAAGCTGTTAGGCACATCTTTCACCTCATTCACGCTTTCAGTAGTTGATTCACTTCTTCCGTCCCACGCCCAAAATTCCTCCTCTGTTTTGAGAATAGGCACTTTATAGCATAAATCATTCGGATGCCAGCCTGTCCAAACAAAGTCTTTCGGATATTTGCCGGCAAGAGTATCACAAATATCTCCATGTGGCATATGGTGATGATGGCCTCCACTTAATTTTATCTCGTATCCCACCACAAAGTCCATTTGTTTCCATCGCTCATTTTCTGCTGCCAGGTAAGCCATGTTTATTTCAGAACGAGCCAATCGAATAGAACGGTATTCACAATCCTTCAAGTGTTCTGCATTTCCATACTTCTCTTTGTAGTCCTTTTGCAGTGACGGGAAATCAAGTAGGTATTTGGAGATTTGCTTGCTTAACGTAACGGCACTAGTCCCTTTCTGAATTGCGCAGGAAATGGCAGCTTCCAATTCTTCCTTATAGATAGTGGACTGTTGCCAGAGTTTAGCCGATACATTAAACCCTCTGTCCCTGCGGTTATGAAATGCTTTCAAAGCGTCAGAATTGGTTTGATAGAGAACTTTGTACTTCTCTTTATCAATAGTGGCGGTATAAGCTTTCAGAACCTTGTCAGCCATCAAATCTTGTACCTCATTGCTAATCTTCCACTCATCAGAAGTACCACGATAGATAACAGAACGAACATCATCTACGAACCGAGCTTGAATGTCTGCTATAGACTTCTTGGTTTGCGGATAGTCAGAAAATTTGAAGACAGTACCACCGTCGGCATCATATTCGGTATTCAATGCAATCTTAGCGGCTTCCAGATTAAGAGTATCGTATATCTGCTCAACAAGGGCGACATATCTGTTTAGCCGGTTGTTGAGTTCCTGATATTTCTTCTTTTGATTTGGAATCTTAGGTTTTGCCATGATTAAACATCATACATATTTTGTCCATTGTCCTATACGATAAAGGTTCGCACCTTCCTGTGAAAAGCCAATAAATAGCTTGTGCAATTAAAAACGGAATAACAATTATCATCATTGCAATAATCAAACATAGCCGCAAGAAAACTTGATTCACTCTGGTTGCAGTCGCTCTGACGCTATTATAGTTTTCATGATTGAGACATTCAGCTTTGCTAAGAAAACACTCAGCTTCTCTAAATCCGCAATATTCAGGAGGAACACCTTCAAGCACATAAGCAACAGATGTACCTCTTTCTAGATGTACAAATATCTCTATAGCTTTAATTCTATGGCGAGTAGGAGCATTCTCGCCAACCCACACATAATCGCCAATGTTATATTTGTTCTTAATTTTCATTTCTTTCTGAATTTATTTAGCACTTCTATGAATTTTCTCATTGCATTAGCAGTATCTTCTATCATTTGAGGTTGCTTTGCTTTTAATTCAGCGATAGATTTATCTCCAATGGCTTCTGCTTCCTGTGATATATTAGCCTTACTCCATTCCTTGTTGCATTCTTTATTGCAGAAGAAAAAGCATCCACTTATCCCATATAGGAATGGCATCTTTGCTACAAATCCCATTCTTAGAGCTTCTGACATGGCAGCACCATCGGACTTTTCGGTATCAAACAAGTGCTTGCCGCACGCAGCACATTTAATTTCTCGTTTCATCTTTTCTCGAATTTGTCACATATATCACGATTCAAAAACTTACTCCATTGGGAAAACTTACAACGGCACATGAAAACATCACCTTTCCAATCTTTCTCATGCCAATCATACGAATGTTTGCAATCTCGGCAATGGTACTTGGATTGAGGAATAACTTTCTTTGCCATTATTCCTCAATTCTATCAGGTGCAGGCATTTCCAATAGCCGGATAGCCTTAATCGTTTCTCTCCCTTCCAAGATAGCCTTACACAAGCGATGATAGCCATCGGCTATTTGTCCTACTTCGTCCAATATGATAGGGTATTCAAGCGAACATTCATTAACTCGTTTCATCTGAAAGATAAAGCTATGAAGCTGATTGCATTCAAACGGTTCAGTAGTCAAGTCAATATTCCATAAAGGCATATCAAGAACCGGATACTCCTTAGCTTTGGCAAAATTGTATAGTGTTTGCGCATTCCATATTTTATTACCTCTATGGTATTCACTTTCATTAAAGCTCATGCTATCTATTGGTACTTTCATGTTTATTCTTTTTTAATGTACACTTTGATTTCACCTGTAACATGAAGTTCATTGTCAACTTTCTCTACGGAGTATTCAATAAGTCCTCTTTGGATAATGGAGTGTATAATAGATTGACAAACCTCATCCTTAACCTCTTTAATGAGCATATCGTCAGCCTTTCGGTTGGACCAGCCTTCATCGAGTTTCATCTTCTTGTGATAATCCTTAATTTCCTTCTTGGTGCGACCGAGGCAGATACCAAGTTTCTTCGCTTCGTAGTTGTCAACTCGTTCAATGCTACTCAATCTTTCTTGCGGATTGATTTTCTCGGCTAACTTAATGAGCCAGTTTGATATTCTACTTTTCATAATATCCCAATTTTATAGCACTATTCTGCGCCTTCAAACAAGCTATTTACCCTTGTCTGTTGGGCGGCTTTATCTTCTTCTTGAATTTGCTTTAGGGTAGCTTTAGCGTCTTTAGCGCCAGCCTCTTTGATGGTTTCAAGCTGGCTCTTGATTGCCTTGCCTCCATTCTGCTTGATGAGCATATCGGTCATAGCCGCTTCATCATTTTGTATGAATGGGGTGATGATGTGCTCAACCTCCACATTATCAATCTCACTTTTCCAGTCTGTATTCATAAGTTTCAAGAACTCTTTGATAACATTGCATTCGCGCTCAAAGAACTCTATCCAAGCACCTGATTCATCGCCTACCTTCAAGTGGGCATCAGACAGCATCATTTGTCTCGCATCAAAACCGATGTTGCCGAGTGATTTCATATTTTCAAATGAAAGGTCGGGCATCTGCCCTTGCATGAAGAATAGTTTGAGTAGGGTTTCTACGTGATACTTCAACGCTTCAATAGCTTGCGTCCATGACACATAAGCGACATCACCACCATTCTTCAATCGGAAAAGCCTCCGTGTTTCTCCCTTATCCTCATCGCCAACAAGTTCTCCAGTTACCTTCAAGACGGGTGCGGAATTATAGGCTATCACATCAGAGTTGCGTGATAAGGTATATTCGATTTCTTCACGGATATGTGATAGTCCGTGGTATATAGGCACATGACGGAAAGCGTAAGCACCGGGGATTTTCATTAATTTAATGGCTTGCGGCTCTATAACGGCATTCCATTCTCCACTTTGTTGCTTCCATTTATAACGGGCATTTGCTGTGTATGTTTCAAAGAATGTGACTTCTTCATCCTTCACTTTTTTCTTGTATTCAAATGACATGGCAAGCATATCGCCAAGTTCATCAAAGAGAGGATAAAGTTTTACTCCGTCCATTGGAGAGTATGTCTTGCATTTCAGCTTGTATTTGCTATTAAAACCATACAAAGCATTCTGCTTCTTCACAGCGTACCAAATGGTAAATATCTCGCAGGATGCAAAGTAAGCATTGCCACGCTTGATGTTCTCACTGTCAATACGGGCATACTTATAGATTGCTTCAATGGCTTTAGCTATCTGCTGGCGTTTCTCGTTATCCTCTATGTTATGGAATACTCGCCTTATGGGAATGGCGAACATAAACTCGGTAGTCCGTTTGGTGAGCAGTTTTTCCAATCCAAGATGGATGCGTGAGGCACGCTCGACTTGCCCGTCAGACTTTACTTTGTCTTTGCGGTTTTCTTTGTCTGTCACGATACGATGTTCGGTTGGCTCATAATCTTTCATCAGCTTGCTCCATTCGGGAACATCTATTGACTTGTTTTTCAAATCGTCGATAACATCTGTAATCGGTCTTGAACTATCAAGAATTTTGGTAATTTCGTCCATTGCTATATAATTGTACGATATGGCTTCATACCGTTGTTGTAACATTTATTTACAGAGGTAAAACATTAGGATATTTCCGATAATACAATTTAGTCAATGTGGACTTAAGGCTGTTATAGTCTTTGATAAAGCCTAAATCTATCCATTGGGCTATTTGCAATTCTAATTCATACAGTTCTCGTATCTTGGATTCGTCACCAATCTTGTTTCTCATTTCCGACTCATGGCGACCATATACTATAATATTCAATGAACGAGCGAGGTCTTTCACCTTTTCACGAAATATAGGTTCGGGCATAATTGAACGAACTGCACGACACATGGACGGGTAAGCATCACCGGCAAGATTGCGAAACTTTATCATTTCGTCATAGACAAACTTAATCACATCGTATTTGAATGATGGATTTATCCACATGGCAAAATCAATAAAAAGTATTGGGTGCATCCATGTACCACCGTTTTTCCCTCTTGAACTCAAATAGGCGGATTTCCGGCTATTAAGATTTTCACGTTCTACAATGGTGTTTATCAGTTCATTTGCAGATTGATTTTCAAAGTAGTGTTTCAAATCCTTCTTTGCTCCATTATGCACATTCCACTGTTTTAAAAGTGCTGTTGCATTAAAAAAACCATCAACAGTCCTTTGCTCTACTTTAAAATCACCCATCGGGCGAATCATAATCTGGTTTGTTTTCATAATAACGTCTTTACGTCCAAGAAACGTCCCGTACTCCTTCATACGGTAATTGATTGTGAATAATTGCTCCTAAAAAGAAGCCGGGCAACACATGACGCACTACCAGGCACGTGAAGGAACACATTAACTTGAATGTTATGAGGCAAAGATAATATATTTATTTGAAACTCAAATAAATTATTGACTATTTCAAAGGAATATTGCAAAGGACTTCTTGCGCACATTCTCCTTTCAGATAATCTACAGTAATAGCAGCAATAGATTTTGATTGCATGGTTTTCAGTTCATCATATCTATTAAAAGTGACATCGTTATTTTTAAGAATCTCCAATGCTTTAGTATATCCTTCTTTGACGGGAGCATTTACAAACTTGTTTATTTTCTTTTCCTGCAACCTTTCTTCTATCTTCTTGATAGTATTGGCAATGTGTTCTTTCGATGGAATAGGCAGCTTCTGCCCTAAGAATATTGCCATGCGGTTTAAATCTTGTTGTTTCATTTATTATCTTCTTTAATAGTGAATGATAAATACTCTCCATAGGTACTAACAAGGTATTCACTCAAATCTTTATTGATTTTATTGAGTGCTCTCGTAGTTTCCTCATCATGCTTAGTTTCTATCGTATTATTGATTTTGTCAACGATAAAGATAGGCATAGCACATTCTAATATTTTTTGTATCGCTTCAATATATCTAAGTCTAATGGGGTCGTTGACAAATCTACGATACACAGCCTCCAATGCTTCGGTATCATTTATACGGATTGGGGTTTCGCAGGTAATCCTATATAACAACGAGCCTTTCATAATGTGACCTCCAATTCTTTTCCGGTTAAATCAAAGTATAGATTTTGAAGTTGATGCAGATTGTCTATAGGTTTATCAAATAACTTGTTATCTTCATCAGTTTCTATGAAAAAACTTGGGGTGTCAAAGTAGCATCTAAGAAATTTTACTCCATTAATGTCATAAACGTATCCTTTTGAATCAGAATACAGTTCTTCAAATCCACATTTTAAAATCAATTCTTCTGTCAGAGTTATAGGGTACAGTCTATCAGACATGATTTCGCAAGCAAAGCATTCTTTAACAGAGTCAGAATCAATCATTGAAACTTCAACAACATCGCCACGATTAATCATGTTAATCCGGCAAATTTCATTCTTGCATATTACAAGATTGCCAATCCTAAGTTCTTTTACATCAATCATAATTCCCATATTTAAATTTATACAAATTATAACATATTTCGTAGAATATCCTCATCACTAACAGCCAAGTAATCCCATGGAAAGAATGTATTGGCGAGTGAATCAAACCAGTCTGGAGAGCGTTTGATACGCTTCTTTATATCTTCTTTCGGCTCAATGATAATACTCCCATTACTCATAAACTTCCAATGGGTTTCTGTGGCTTCTTCCATAAGCTTGTCGCAGGGTGGAAGAGCTGCACCAAACCCATTCTTGGGGTTAAGCCAATCACGCACAGCCCAAAATAGATAAGCCCGCATATTGGCAAAGGTATATTCTCCAGTTATGTCGTGTAACCCACGTGCGCTTTCTGAAAATTTGCAGGAATAGGCGTTGTTGTAGCCAAGCTCCTGTAAACGGGAAAACACGCCAGCACCTTCTCCAATGGTGTCAATAAAAGCCTTCGTGCCTTTCTTCCCAAGATGCTTGGATATCATACCGGCTACGTGCATGTGATCTGCCGTTCCAGCGGATTGATGCGCTTCAAACTCGCTGACATAGTTGCCATATCTTAGACACAGCACACTGTCGTCACGTCCCATACCTGCAACATCGACACCAAGTTTGCAGCTTTTCTTTGGAATAAAACCGTCCTCTTGCAGTTTCCTCCAATTCTCGTTGGCGATTTCAATCCATTCGTAGGGGATAAGTACATCTTCCGCTACTTTAGGGAACATACCAAGTACTTTTACTCGGAATAAGTCATTCGGTCGATACAGGCCGCCTTCCCATTCGAAATCACCTTCGCCTTTGTTGAAGTCCTCTTGTTGGATAGTCGAGCACCAGTTCGATACTTTATCCTTTACCCATTCATAATCCACTTGACCGGGAATAACTATTTTTTTGCTTACGACATTCTCAGCATTAAGGGAGCTTAATCTGAATTTGGCAAAACGGTCAGACTTCATGGCACGGGCAGCGTAGCCGGTGGTTACGTTTGGGTTAAACACAATAAGCAAACGTGAATTTCCCTGCAAGTTACCTTCGATGGCATTGTAGATAACTTCTGATATACCGGAGGCTTCCGTGACAACAAATAATGTGTTTACGGCATGGAATCCCGACCATGCTTCCATATTGTCATCCCCTGATTTAAAGCCGGTCAAAAACCATTCTTCATAGTTGGTTCTGATTCCTGAAGATAACAAACGACCAGGCAGGAAACCTGCATTCCGGAATAGCCTGGAAACTTCCGGTATCATAATATCCTTCACTTGGCGACCGGACGGAGCTGTCATTGCAATTTTGGTATTCTTTACCAATCTCCCATTAATCCAGCGTGGAGTAAGATACATAAAGCACATAGCGGCACAAGCGGCACAGAAATCCTTACCACGGGCAGTCCCGGATGCTACAGCGGTCATTCGATTGTATTGAACCGAGTGAATAATATCCTGCTGTTCCTTATCCAAACGCGCTTTCAGCACATCGGAACAGAACTTGCACCAATCGTCTCTCCACGCCTGCATATACAAGGCAGCCTTGTCGCTCAGTTCCATTATTTTTCTATTTTGTCCGGCAATTCTTTCATCAAACTTTCGAATGGATTGACATTGACATCCTGCTCCACACGTTCAACATAACCACGCTTTTTCCCTTTTGTTTTCAAATAGAAAATAATCGCAGTCAAATCATCATCATTAATGGCACTCAACAGCTTTGATTCAACGATATCAATAGTCTCTTCATTAATCTCATCTACCTTTTCTTTAAATTTAGGGTCATTGTCAACCCACTTGTAATAACATGAACGGGTTATGCCTATCTTTCGACAGGCATACGATATAATTCCCTTGCTATCCAAGAGGTGTTTCAAGAACAATTCTTGTCTTTCCTTCTTTCTCATAATCTTATAACTTTACATGCCAATACGTCTTTAGATTTCCATCAAAGACGCATTGGAACATAAATTAAACATCAATCAAATAAAGACCTCTGCACACATCCGTCTTCAATTTCTTTCATTTTCTTATCATCCGGTCTCGGAGTTATATTATCCTTATCATAAAATCCGTTCTTCTCCAAATAGAAATATCTATCCCAGCCGCATTTGTCATATTCTCCTTCCTTGCACGGAGTTAAAGCGGCTTGTTCGGCAGCAATAAACTCACGCTTTGTTTTGCCCATCTTCTTACCTCTGCGAGTATGGCAGTCAAACACGTAGTCAGGTATCACCATGTGCCGATTATCATAGTCTTTCAGATGAACGATAGGATAAGCTAAATCATTCACATAGAAATCACAACATCCATACTTAACCACTTTCAAAAGAATCGTAACTGCCTTTGCTACGAAAATGGAAGACTTAGGCGAAGTAGTAGGCTGCATATCGTCAGCCTTCTTTAACGCGACTATCTCGTTCGTTACGGATTGATAGTTGAGATTGCTGGTAATAGAAACAATACGCTTCCATAAGAACTCTCGGTATCTTACCATTAACTCGTTAGCCAAATAACCGGCCATAACATCATCTTTACCTGTTATAGCACGTTCCAATAGTCCGGCAACCAAAAACATATCATGACCGTTCTTGGTGTAGCACCCTGCATTATCTCCGACATATTCATCTTTTGGAAATTCTATTCTATCTCTCGAATTAAGCAGGTTGCAGGCGAAATAGTCAGCATCCCTGTTCTTTCTTGTGGCAAGAAGAATACCGAGAGCCTTTTCAATGAATAGAGGTGATTTGCTCTGCCGGCTTTGTGCATCATCAGCTTGTTTGAGTGCTACAATCTTATTCGTAACAAGGTCATAACAATCCTCTGCTGAAACGCAGAGTAATCGCTTCCACAGATAGTTTCTAAATCTTGGCGCTAATTCGTTAGCGGCATAGCAGGCGTAATCTTTGTTACTCCTGCGAATTGCTTTCTGAATGAGGGATGAAACCTCAAACATATTGTGCCAGTGTTGGGTATATAGTGAATTTGTCATATTATTAATCTTCTATTTCATTGATTACCAATTCTGGATATTCAGCTTTTCTGGAATTTTCTAATGCTATGAATGAATTGCAGAACACAACAGCTTCTTCGTATGAATCAAACTTCATTGATAAACTTGAATCTTTTTTTGATACTAAATATTTCATTTCCAAATCTCCTATTTTAAGTTATACTTTGCTTTTCTTTTATATAGCTAAGATACTGATTTATAGTGAGATATCAAAATTTAAATACCTGATTAACAATGAGTTAAACAATGATTAACGGCTTATATATCATCAATACAAATACATTTTGGTTTATGCGTTATAAAGTCGTTGGCAACATTACATCCATAAGCCCCAACATTGGAAATAAGAATCTTATCACCTATATTAGCTGGACCAGAATAATCACGATGGATAATATCATTCTCAATACAGGTACATCCGTAAATGGTAGCGTGTTCGACGTAATCACTATCATTGGAAAGCACACTGCAAGGTGGATTTTTCGTATGACAAACAAACCCAACATCATCACGCTTACAATCAACTACAAGCATTGTTTTGTCTTTAATAACTTTCTTTCCTATGATGGTTGTAAGCAATGACATGGAAGTTGAAACTATCGGTGTCCCATTCTCCGTAATAAGCTGCACCTCTCCATTTGGGAACTCTCTTGCAAACACTTCCCCAACGACTTTGGCATATTCTTCATACGATGGTACGTATTCACCATATTGAGCTTTCAGCCTATCATCCATGCGTCCGAACATGTTGCCTCCAATATCAACAATTCTGGCATCAAGTTCTTTTGCGTATTTAGCCATCATTTCAGCGCGTTTCTTGAAATACGAAAGCCCACGAGCGTAGGATATATGGCAGTGGATGCACTTAATTCTTAGAACTCCTTCTCGTTGGAGTTCCTTGATTTCTTGATATCCTTTACTATCAACATCAATTCCAAATCTTGAAACCACTCCATTACCAATATCGAAATTTAGGCGAACTCCAATAGCGAGCGGTGAAGTACTTAGACCTAAAAGCGAACCAAGCTCACATACATTATCAACGTTTACTATTCCACCATGATTAGCGCAACGCATCTTATCGTCTAAATCTGGGATAACTCCATTATATATAATCTGGCTATCATCAAATCCATAGTTCCGTGCAAGTTGATACTCTTTGGGAGATACGACCTCAGCATATCCACCAACTTCTTTTACCACATTGATGAACTCTTCGCAGTAATTCGTCTTGAAACTGTACCCAATATTGTAGTTTGGATAATATTTTCTGAAAGCGGCTATAAAATCGGTGATATTCCGTTTGAAGTCATTTTTGTCTGCAATATATAGAGGCGTTTTCAAATCACCGATTGACATTAATCTTTGCTGTATTTTTTCTAAAGTCGAAATCATAATACTTTCCCCATTTATTTTTCATTGCACATCTATATTCGTAGTTCCTTTTAGAATCAATAGTAGTACCTCCTTCATTGGAAGCCTGAACACCGTAACTGTGGAAATACTTAGGCAGGAGTACAACTCTATTCATAAGTAATTCCTGTAACATCATATCAACATCAGAGATAGCAGGGTCCTTAAGATCGTACTTTGCTTTGAGAGCTTTCTTATTTATCCATCGCACATGACCGGGCATTCCTTTAAAGCAAAACTCCTTGTCATACACATACAATGCCATTTGTGGATTATCAAAAGCAAGTCCGAGATTCAAATCGTAAAGTTGCTGACCGATACGGAGTATTTCATCACAGGTTCGTTCTTTCCAGTCTGGATAATTTTCTGCTGTGATAGCAGTATAGTTGTCAAGACGGTAACAGAAATGCTTTATATCATCATCGGCAACAAATATTACATCTTCCGGAGTATTTTCAATAATCCAGTACAACGTTGACATAAAGCTATGAACTTTGCCACCACATTCCAGTGTAGCATCTTTAGGAATGACAAGCATATCATCTATACCGGCATTCCTATAAGCATCAGCTTCCTCTTCTCTAACGACATAAGTACAGTATTCAAGACAGTTATTAGTCATTATCTTGTGAGGTCGCTGGTACGACATAACGTATATGTTAAACGTAATATCGGGTGTCATAGAACTTCTTCATTTTTAGTCCATAGTTCAATTTGCATTCAGAGGTAACATCATAACCGAGCAACCGCTTACAACGAAGATAAGCCATGTTGCAACCGGCGTGACGGACAAACGGAAGCGAAGCATTGATGCGTGGATTGATTTCAAGCAACACAACTTTGCCATCTTTCTTTAGAATGAAGTCGAAAGCCACATTACCATCAAGCCCAAGTTCTGCTACAATCTTTTTCACAATATCATAAGCCATATCATTAGGCTTGATTTCTCCGTACATGATAGAGCCGAAAGCCATCATGTAGCCGACATAACCGCAGATGTGAGTAACTACTCCTTTGTCTGCAAGCGCACTAACGGTGTAATCCAGTCCTTCGATTCTCTGCTGAAGGATAACCTTGTTTTTACCGTTACCAACAATGGATTTCAAATCATGCAGGGATATGTATCTATTCTCTCCAAACTTATTGAATAGAGAGGTGTCATTGCTCTTCCTGTCATCCACAACAGCAAACCCCTTACCTCCACACAAATTATCCACCTTGCAGCAGATGGAGCTGTTTTTATACTTGAACATAGATGCAAAAGCATCAACATCAGAAACTCCATTCGGTATAATTTGCTTCGGCATCAAATCTGCATAACAACCATAAAGAGCAATCTTGTTGTTGGCGACCAGCAAACTATCAATAGAGGAAACAGAGACGAGAATACCGTTTTGCTTAAACTCATCTTTAGCGCGAGCCATTATTTCCAATTCCAATGTAGCAGTAGGCATAACGATTGAAATATCAAGCTTCTTACATAAAGATATGAGTGTTTCAATGTAATCAGGTGCAGTTACAGCCGGAACCACAAAATTACCGTCTGACAATTCAGCCGGTGGAAGGTTAGCCGCAATAGAATTTGTAACATACACTTTTACCTTAACTCCATCTTCATTGTTTTTCAGACAATCTATAACTTCCTTTACGTGGATGGAGCAGCACGTAAGCAACACATTGAAACCTTTCATCTTTTTTCTTTTTTAGGGGTTATTTGAGCTTTTATATCGTCGTACCAAATAGCACGTGCTTTAATCTTTCGTTCTTTAGTGGCATTTTTAGATACTAGAACTTTCTTGTCGTCAATTCCAAGAGCACGGGTCAGATTCAGATAGTCTATCTCGTTACGGCATACAATCATTACATAATCGTATTTTTCATAGCGTATCAGTTCCATATCCTTTATCTTTGTTTCTTTGACATTCAGATTTTCAAGGTCAAGGCTTAAATCGATTTTCAAGTCTGCGGTCCATTCAGCCAGCTTGTCCATATCCCATT